TAATGGCAGAAATTCGTGTAAAAGAAACAGGTACAATTAAATTATTCGAGAGTGATAACACAAGCAGTGTTACCATCGCCTCACCTGCAAGTTTGGGTGCTGACAGGACAGTCACACTCCCTGACGCAAGTGTAACTTTAGCAAGTGGCACCATGCTGGCGACAGATGGATCAGGAGCTAGTTTAACGGCACTTAATGCATCAGAACTTGGATCAGGAACTGTTCCAACAGCTAGATTAGGTAGTGGAACAGCTTCAAGTAGCACAGTATTATATGGAGATCAAACATACAAAACAGAACCAGGTGGAGCAACAGCTGTAACTGGTTTAACTGATGTGTTAACACAAGATACAAACTTTGCTTATGGTTTTTTATTTCAAACAGGATCGGCTGGATCTGCTCCGACAACAGGAACGCTTTCAAGTGCTGAAGGAAATATCGGAATAGGATATGATGTACTAAAAGCTATGACTACTGATACTTATAATATAGCCATTGGATATAATGCTATGGCTGCCTCTGAGGGAGGAAACAATAATATAGGGATAGGTAAAAATGCGTTAGATGCTTGTACGTCAGGAGCAAGTAACATAGCCATTGGAAAAGACGCATTGTCCGCAACGGATACTGAATCAGATAATGTATGCATTGGGAAAAGTACTGCCCTAACAGCAAATTCTGGTGCTGCCTATAGTGTTATTGTAGGAAATCTTTCGGGAGAATCACTTACATCTGGGTCAAGTAATACCATTTTAGGATATGATGCCGGTGATGCTATAGATACTGGTTGTTGTAATGTAGCATTAGGCAGGGGTTCAGCTGCGGGTCTTGAAGGTGGGTCAAATAGCATTGTTATAGGATATAATTCTTCTCCAGCGGCGGCTGGAACAAATAATTCTGTAACTCTTGGTAATGCAGATATCGGTTCTTTAAGGTGCGATGTGCAAACTATTTCATCTTTATCAGACAGAAGGGATAAGGAGGACATTGTTGACAGTCCGTTTGGACTGGATTTTATAGATTCCGTCAGACCTGTTCAGTTTAAATGGAACAGAAGAGTTTTGAAGGTAGATGATGAGAATTGTGTTCATAACGGAAAAACAAGAATAGGATTCATTGCACAAGAATTAAATGAAGTAATGCCTGATGGTGAAAATGATATTTTAAAATTAGTTAGTTCAGATAATCCTGAAAGACTGGAGGCGGCTTATGGAGTGTTCACCCCTATTTTAGTTAAAGCTGTACAAGAATTATCAGCAGAAGTTAAAACATTAAAAGATAAAATAACAACATTGGAGAATAAATAATGGCATATTCAGATGACGCTACAAAAACTTGGATTAGTGCGACACCGAAAAAAAATGCTGATGGAAATGTCATAAAATGGAGATGTAAATATAGATATGAGCTTAATGATTTTGGTCATACTTATGAAGGAGTATGGAGAATTGAAACACCATCAAGAACACCTGAAGAATATACAAAGTCTGAATTGTTAATTGGATTCGAGAAACCTAGATGGGATAAAATGTTTAGCAAGATGTATGCTCATTACATATCTGGCAATTGGAGTCCAGTTTTAACAACGGATGAAAATTTTGATGTTAACGCATTGAACGAATAGGAGGATAAATGGCATCAATTCTAAAGGTCGATAAATTAGATCCCCAAAGCGGAACGGCTCTGGAGATTGGTACATCAGGTGATACGATAACAGTACCAAGTGGAGCAAGTCTTACACTAACTGATTCTACATTAAGTTTACCAACTACAATTAACACGGATAAATTAGACCCAAAATCTGGGACGGCTTTAGAGCTCGGTAGTTCAGGTGATACGATAACAATACCTTCAGGAGCCACTTTCACACAAAGTGGTACAATGAACGCTTCTGCCATCACGGCAGGAACTATTGCGACAGCAAGACTTGGAAGTGGAACGGCTAGTTCAAGCACGGTATTATACGGAGACCAGACCTACAAGGCGGAGCCTACTAGTACATTTGGCACTAATCCTTTTATGGCAAGAAATTCTGCTGATGTTGAAATAAGTTTTGCCACGCATACTTTGTTTCCTTGTGATAGTGAAGTTTACGACCCTGACAGTTGTTATGACAATTCTGCAAGTAATTATAAATATACCGCACCAGCAACAGGATATTATCATTTCTTTTATTCTATGAAAGTTGCTGCGAGTGCTGGTAATGGGCAACTTGTTATAGCTCCTAAAAAGAACGGCTCGGATAGTGGAGCTATTGAATATGGAACTACGGTAAGTTTTAAAGTTAGTGATGGCGAAGATGATGCTTTGGTATCTTGGACTATTGCAAACTCATTTATAATGTCCTTGAGTGCATCAGATTATGTTCAATTATACGCATATGTTTACGCATACGCACAAACAGATAGCACTCTGCCTTATTACTCAAATTTTTGGGGTGGATGGAGGGTTGCTTAAATGGCTATTACAGACTCAAAAAGATTAAATGTGGTATTGAATTATCTTTATCCTAACTTGAATAAAAAAATAATGAAAGATGGAACGATTGCTAATATGGTTGAACCACGCCTTTGCGATTATATTTTACAGAATAATTCAGACGGTAATGGAACTTTAGTAGTTTGGCAGAACAAAGAAATACCAGAGCCCACGGCACAGGAACTAACTGACGCTAAGGAACCAGCGATTAACTCACATTGGTTAATATTATTAAGATTTGAAAGAGATAAATTGTTGAGAGCCAGTGACTGGTCACAAGCTCCTGATGTGCCTAGTGACTTGAAAGCTTCTTATGTGGATTACAGACAAAAATTAAGAGATTTACCGACAACAGTAACTCAACCTAGTTTTGAAACATTGAACAATCAGACTTTTAAAGAATGGGATATTAATTCTTTAATGCCAACTAAACCAGAGTGATAAAAATGAAAATAAAGAGGACATATGCCTTACGTAAAATTAACGCCACCTGCAGGAGTTGTTACTGAGATAACAGATTATCAAGCGGGCATGCGTTACACAGATGCAGACAAGGTTCGCTTTAGATTTGATCAACCAGAAAAAATTGGAGGCTGGCAAAAAAGAGATGCTTTCAGTAGCGCAACATTTTCAGGTGTAAACAGAAACATATTTCCACACAGAGATTTAGTAGGAACTAAATTCATATCATATGGAACAAGTACGCATGTATATACGGAATATGCAAATGTACTTCGTGATGTTACTCCCTTTAGAACAGATACTCAAGCATTAACAAACCCTTTCACGACAGGTTCAGCAGGCACTTCTACAATTTTAGTAACGGATACAGCTCATGGAGTAGCTGATACTGATCCTGAATCACGTGTTATCATTCAATCAATTGCAACAATGCCCTTGGATGGAGTAACGGTAACAACGGGTGAATATTATGCTGATGTTCAAACTGTTGACACTTATTATATTACAGCAGTCGCAGGGGGCACAGGCAGTATTACAGGTACAGCATCTGCTGGAGCACAAACAGGTGGTGGAGCAACGAATGTTCGTTATTTAGTTAATAACGGACCATCCGATGGCTTGACAGGTTATGGATTTGGTACAGGACTATGGGGAGCATCTTCTTGGGGAACGGCACGTTCCACTTCTGGAGTTGTATTATCCCCACGTGTGTGGACTATGGATAGTTGGGGCGAAGATGTTATAGCTTCTGTTGGCGGCGGTGAGGATACAATTTATTATTTTGACACCAGTCTTTTTAAAGCTACCCCAGCTTCCACTAGAGGAACTACGTTGGCATACTATGTCACCAACACGTTAATTAAAAGCGCGGCGGATATTCCTACAAAAGTGGGAACAGTTCTTGTATCCACACCAGATAGGCATTTAACAGTGTTTGGCTGTAACCCTGAAACATCATCCACCTATGACAGAACAATTGTAAGATGGGGTTCCCAGGAAAGTTTATATGATTGGTCTACTGCCATGACCAATACGGCAGGTTCCCAAAAATTAGGAACAGGCACAAACATTGAGTCAGCGGCAAAAGGCCGTGGACAAATGATTTTATGGACTGACGTGGATCTTTATTCCATGCAATTTGTAGGTCCTCCATTTACA